GTTACCCAACGACCCCACAAAATTCATCGTGAACTGCATGTTGGTCATTCCATAAAGACCAACACTCTTAAACTCAGCAGAATCGGACCAGATGAGCGGAGAGATTACGAGGGGCTCGACAACCGCGACAGCACCAAACACCGGAAGAGGGTACGTCACAGGAATACCTGCAGACAAAGAAAGGTTCGTAAGCCCCGCGAGTGGAAGATAGCTGACAAACGAATAAGAAGACCCGGGCTGTCCGAGCGAACCAGACAAAAGACCAGACACGAATCCAACTGCCGTTGACACTGCTCCAGCTGCAACGCCATTCGTAAGGATGATACGCGCACCAACCATAGAATAAGGCGGCACACTCTTCAGAAGCACAAGAACCTCAACCCCGCCAACCTGGATCACACTAAAACCGGGAGTGCCCGCCCCTGGCATGACGGCAGCACCGAGATTGGTATTCTGCAGGGAATACAAATCACCACCAGGAAACGCGGTTGTCCAAACAGGCTGGCCATCAACGAATGGAACAACGACACCACCAGTATATGCACCTGCGACATTTGTTGCATTCACCTTTGCGATATACCAGCCACACCCACCAGACCCCGACTTGATGCTCGAACCACTGATTCCAAGGTTGAACGTACCAGACTTCCCAAGAGGAAGAAATGGGTACGATGCGGTGGTGCCCGCTGTACCGGAACCAGCTGTGTTTGCACCAAAGACAGTTTTCACCTGTGTAAGTGCGAGTGCATTTCCACTATCGGCATACCAAGTAGTGGGGAATGCACCATTGGGGATATCACCATAAGCATCCGTGACGGAATACGATGAGAAATTACCACTACTGTTATTTGCATCGTCACGCCCCCAAGAAAACGTATCCGCGCTCTGAGGAGTAGTCCGCTGCCGATTGTTCTCAATGTTATTCGTCAACATGAGCTGCTCGCGTAGAGTATCGCCGTTCGTCGTGACAGTGCAATCGTTCAGCGTCGCTGTCATATTAGTAAGCGCAGACTGAATGGGAAACTGACAGAATGAAAGGTCCTTCGGGGAAGTTGCAGTCGCATACCCAAGGGGTAGAAATGCCTCCGTGCTATTAAGACCATACGTAAACGAGTTTGTCGTGAGATCACCACGGATGCCCATGGAGGGAGCAGGTGCATCCCAGTTGACAGGGGTCTCAATAACCGGGGCCGGGCCAAGATGAACATAAGGAAGCACGCGATCAGCGAAGCAGACTGTCGTACTCGTAACACGGGAAACAATACACGTAAACGAGACGTGTTCCGTAACATCATCAGTCCCATTACCGTTATACGTGATCCTCGTACCAACCACGAGTCCACATGTCGGAGCTGAGTTGAACGTGATTTGGGAAATCGTGGGGTCGGTGGTAACATTCAATGCAGCATTAGTGTTAAGCAGCTGCCCAGTCACGCCACGAGGGCCGCTATAAAACAGATTGGCAGAAAAATTGAGACTCGTCCTCAGCTGAATCTTCCGGTCAATGAACACGTTAAGCGACGGAACAAGAACCTGAAAAGTCATCTGGCTTGCCGTGGCTGAAATGGCCTGGAAAGGGGCAACGCTCACAGAGAGCGCACCCTTCTGAACGGCATACGCCGGCTCATCCTGCATGAGTCGAGCGTCATACACGGCGACCTTCGTAATGGTACTCATTTTGCTTACACACAGTGAACACAGTGGTCAATAATCGACGACTTCACATGAATTATGCAACTCAGAGAAATGCACGCCTAACTCTTGCTTTTATGCTTTAGCTCCGAGCGACCGGGGAGTTCGGTCAAGCCTGAAGCGCATAAATAGGCTTCCACCATGAGCGCTCAGAGACACATCTCGTAGACCACCACCCTTCATGCGCATCTTAATCGCATAGTCAAACGTCTTAAAATCACTTGACGTCTTCAACGGCACAGGGCATGCCAACTGAGGCTCGAAGATGATTTCCGAGCGGTATTGCTGCCCGGGCTGATCAGCAGACTTAACAACGAACTCGGCAAGAATCGCGAGTGTCTGTGCGGTGTTCTGGGATAGAGACGCAAGAGTAGCTGTCGTATCCCCAATATAATTAATCGGCTGTGTCTGATCTTCGGTCAATGGAACGTGGCTAGTCACAACAAGAACAGTATCGACTGGGTTCCACATATTCCCCACAGACGGATAATCCTGTTGTGTTGTGTAGAGGTAAATCACATTCCCAGAGATTCGGTCATAAGGAAGATACCCTGTCGTGCCCGTAGTAGTATCCTGAAGAGGAAGCGGCAGCGGCACACCAAGACCCATATTAAAAGCCTGTGGCGTGTAGCGGACATAGCTCGTCTGGATATTCGTACGGGGATTCACGTAAGTTAGTCGAAGAGTAGGCCAATTTCCAAAGAGACAGTTGAAGTAGTCATCCGCCTCCACGCAGAACTTCTCGTCGTAGCAAATACCCGGATGTCTTGCGGTCGTATAATAGTTAGTCCCCGCTCCTGTCATCTTACTTAGTCCCGTTACTCCCCACGAATCACGAGCCTGGTCATTATACGACGCGTTGAGAATCTGCTGGGTGCTTTGAAACGTATTCGCTGTGTCGTCGTTTGATCCAAGGAAACCATCGTCTGCGTTTGTTGCCTGTGTCCCACCAAATCCATAGCTATCAAGGTTAAGCTTGAAAAGGCGTGTTGCGGATGTATACGTGAGAAACGGAGGCGTCGTTCCAATCGTCGGGATGTTTACCGATATGCTTGGAAAGGGACCTCCGAGTAGTGCGAAAGAGCTCCAATGAGTCGTATCCACGTCAGGACTTATAGACGGAGTAGGGCTTGAACCCGTAGAGATATAAATCACCGAGCGACTATTAGTACCCAAATACGTAACAATGTCACCGGTTTTGTATACTAGACCAGAGACCCATGTCTGTTGAATTGCTGGACCACACGAAAGCCAAAATGTTGACGAGGGTGAACCTGGGACCTGAATTGGAGAATGCTGTATATTAGTACCAGTCGCATATTGGGCGACATACGCGTATCCATTGTAAAGGACTTTGTCTCCAACGCTATAAATAGTAGCTGCAGACCAAGGTAGATTAGCACTGCAGTTAGCCTTGCATAAAGTAGCTAGCTGGCGGTTCAAACATTGCTCGGAAATGATGGCACCTGAATCCGCTTCGTCTGAAATGCACCTGACAAACGTCGGATTCACGACCTGATTCATCATATGCTCGTATGTATAGCAATCAAAGTACGAACCAGTATACCCATTTTTGATATCAACAGGGGTAGGCATGATAGCACTGTCATCTTCCGGTACCCAACGGCAGTACTTGTAACAAGAAAGATCAAGTGTTACCCTAAACCCCAACTGAAGCTGCCTAGGAGTCACAATAGTTGAAGAAGGCTTCATACTAAACACACTGTTGGGCTGAAACCCCAAAAGCTTGCACGCCTGAAGCATTCCAGCCTTATGGTACGACTGAGTCACAGTTGACGTACCCGGGACAGTAAAGTCAAGGTATACAGCCATCGATGCACTAGAATTTACAAACGACAGCTTCTGTGTATAAACAGCAGGGTCGCTGCTATTTGTAATGGTCACGGTAATGAAGCTAAGACCTGCCGCAGCAAACGCTGCAGTAAGCCTAGAAGCGACATTCGCTGCTGTGGTATCAGCAGACACACCACGCGTCGAGAGATTCAGAAACCCCTTTGTTACCGCAACACTCGGAGGCGAAAGAGATTGGCTGATGTTCTGGGTATAATAGTAAATCCTACCATATGTCGGCCATGATGCCAGAGCCATGTCAACTTGCGGATCAACACCCGATATGAGATTGGTATCGTATACGGGTCCAGTCCACGTACACGAAAGACCTGGCTGCAGCGCAAGCTCGTACGCTTCCACACTATTTTCAATGATAGGCGTTGGACCCTCGGACGCTGTCTGTCTCAAGGTAGGCACACACAACGGAATGTTATTCGTTGTTAGCGATCCCCTCACAAGAGTAATCATGTAATCCTTTGTCTCACTGATAATTGGAT